TTCGATCCTCCTCCTCTCCACCACAGCCTCTTTTTTCAGTTTCGAGTGGGCTCTTAGCTCAGTTGGTAGAGCAGCGGACTCTTAATCCGTAGGTCGAGTGTTCGAGTCACTCAGGGCCCACCACTCAAACCCCGATGGGTACACGATGGCCCGCTACCTTTTTGGTAGCGGGCCTTTTTGTTTCTTCAGGGCGGTGACAGTCTAGTGACAGGGAAGCGACTGTAACTGCAGACCTTACACTCAACGATTGCCGCGCCCATGCGGATCGTGGGGAGGGGTCATGAAGACTTTGGCTGCAATATTGCTGCTAGTGGCAAGTGCCAGCTCATTCGCGCAAGCATCGGTTTTGGTCTATGAGGAGGCTAGGTGCGGCGCGTATCTTGAGGTGCGGCGCAGCGGAGGCGCGGCCAACGGCAGTGCTTCATACGTCCGCGGGCTCATCACCGGGCACAACATCTACGGGAACGCCAAGCAGGTAGACGCTGATCTCCCGGACGCGACGGTCCACGCCTACCTAGAAAAATACTGTCGTGACAACCCGTTGTCCGCTGTACTGAACGCTGCGACGAGATTAGTTATCGACCTGGGTGGCGGCATCGTTCCGGAGAACCGGCGCAAATGAGATTCCTCCGTCTTTCGCTCTGCCTGCTTTCCGCCCTCCCCGCCTTCGCCCAGCCGATCCAGCGCAGCCAGGCAGAGGTACGTGCCTTCCGGTCGGAGAATCCCTGCCCCGCCACTGGCCGGCGCTCTGGTCCTTGCAAGGGCTGGGCCGTTGACCACGTCCGGCCGTTATGCGCCGGCGGCGAGGACAAGCCTCACAACATGCAGTGGATCGAAGATCCTGACCACCGGTTCAAGACGCTGGTCGACGTGAAGGAGTGCAGGAAGCTGAAGAAGATGGCGGGGGCGCCAGCGAGGGAATAGCGTAGATTTTGGCTGCGCCTCCTGGCACAGCCCCACCCAAGGAGTGCTGACCAATGCCGAAAAAGATCGACACGATACCGAAAATCGCGGTGCAACCGGCCACCCCAAAACCAATAAAAAACAATGAGTTAGCCTTGAAATCATCCTCGCAGCCGGCCGCCCTTGCGTCATGAACAATCCATCCGCCACAGCTCCGTCCCCGCCAGCTCCGGCCCCATGGAATCCCGCGCGTCTAGGCCCGACCCCAAAGGAATCCCACCAAGGCGGCCAACGACGGGGCGATGAGGATCGAGGCGATGTAGCCGAACGTGAGCCACTTTGCGACTTCCAGAGATCGATCGGCAAACTGAGACTGAGTCGTCTGAAGCATCCGCAGCACGCCCTCTCGCATCTGGTCAACTGAGACGTCATGGGCGCCCGTGTCCATGGCGGCAGGCTCATGCCCGACCGGCGGGAGCAGCGTTGGCTTCACGCACCGCAACACCACGGCGGCGGCCACCAGATACCAGGCCACGCCGAGCACCACCACGCCGACCAAGACGCCACGCGGCAACGGCTTCTCCAGCAGCGAAACCGCGAAGGCGATCGCAGCTGAGGCCGCGCCGAACAGGAACACCGCGAGGGTGTGCGCCCTGCCCTTCAGGGCGTCGAGCGTTCCAACTCGGTGGTCCATGAGGCGCTGTGCCTCGCGTTCAATCAGGTCGAGTCGTTCCATATATTCCCCTTCGAGTTGAAGTATCTCAGCCGCCCGCGAGGCGGCTTTTTGTTGCCCGCTCGCAAAATAAATACCCCGGGGTATTGACAGCTATCAATACAAGGAAGGCTTTGTCGGCGCCTTTGTGCTGGCCGGCGCCATCATCATGGCCATCATGTCCGTGGCCGCCGCCTTCGCAGCAGGCGGCCCCGATTCCGTTCGCGCGCAAAAGAAACCGGCCACGCACACGTAGCCGAGCTCGCCTCCCCCACCAAACCCGCTTCGGCGGGTTTTTTCATGGTTCGTCTAGTCTGCCGTCCAAGATGCCCCAACCGCGACCGCCCGCCAGCGTCACCTTCATCCGCGACGTGTTCGGCTAGACACTGATCGAGGACAGCTACCCGGCCGCGGCCCATCTCCCGCGCATCACTTTCTCCACTACCTCGACCGTGCCGCTGGCATTGGCCGATATGACGCGCAGGGTCGACGCCTCAGACGGCAGTGGAAAAACGGAGGGCGTCCGTCGTAGTGAGGCGCTTTCCCCTCGACACCGGGGGGCGCGGCACGCAGGCATCAGCTCCAGCCAATAGCAGAGCTTGTCGGACTTTCTTTCTACGAAAATCGCAATGAGAGAATCTATCGCGCTGGGCCTTCGCCTATTTCAGGCACGTCGATCCCAGCTCGCACAGGAACCACTCCGCGGCCCTAGCTGCGCGCGACGGATAACAGCGCCCCGAGCGCCCGCCTCGCAAGCCCGCCCCCACAAACGAGAAAAAACCCCGCCAGCCGGCGCACGAGGCACCGACCAGCGGGGTAAGACGCGGACTTGCCTGCCCGCGCCGGGCTCTCCTCAGAGACAACTGCGGATGGAACCGATTTAAACGGGCTGTAAGGCGCTGGCAGGCTCAGCCGCACCCAGGGTAGCGGCCATGGTGCCGATCGCGCAGCCTGCGGGCGCTGTACGGGCCCGTTCGGCGGCTTCGGCCTCCATGGTCAGGAGGGAGGCGGCGACAGCGGTGTAGCCGTCGAACATCAGCCGCTCCCGGATCTGCGCCGGCATGTTGCGGTCCAGCCCGCTGGCATAGCCGGTTTCCACGAAGCTGATGCAGGCGCCCATTTGCCGGCTGAGGCTCACGTGAGTGTTCTCGTTGGCCGACAGCATCAAATTCAGTAGCCTCGGGATCATCGATACAAACGTGTGAACGCCTGCGGCCATGGGCGGCTGCGTGGACACGAGCTGCACGCCCAGGCGCGGCACGTCGTCGACGGTCAGCTTGTCCGCCGGAATGTTGTTGACCATGCCGCCATCCATCAGGAACGCGCCTCGCCGCTGGACCGGCGCATACGCGAACGGGATCGCGGCCGACGCCCTGGCGGCCAGGGCGATCTCGCAGTCGGGCGTGTTGTCGCGGCTGAAGGCGTAGGCCATGGCGCTGCCAACCTCCGAGGCCATGATGGTGAGGCGGCGAGGCAGCTCGGCGAAAGTGACGCGGCCGGTGAATTCGCGCAGCCAGTCCAGGAGGGCGCCGCCACTGCAGTAACCCATGTTCGTGAGCAGGCTCCAGGGACTGAACGTGAGCATGTCGGACCAGTCGCGCTCGAGCGTCTGCCGCTGCATCCAATCCAGCGGCACGTCGGCTGCGGCCAGAGCCGCCACGATCGAACCGCCCGACGTGCCGGCGAACTCGATCGGCGTGTAGCCCGCATCGCGCACGGCCATGAGCGCGCCCACGTGCGCCGGGAACTTGAAGCCCGACCCGGATAGCGCGAGCCGGATCGGCTTCACTTCACCAGCTCCTGCAGGTTGGTGACCGGAAGCACCGACACCGCCTTGGCGCCGATCGCCTGTCCCTTGAAGGCCTTGCTCGCGCTTTCCCCGACCGCCAGCTGGCAGCGCTTGCCGTCGAACATGATGCTGCGGCCGTCGCCGGCGTATTCCTTGCCGTCCTTGGCGTCCAGATCACAGCCGCCGGTCGCGTTGGCGGTGACGCTGTAAGCGGTGTGGCCGAACGAGCCGCACCCTGCCAGGGCGAGCGCGGCGAGCGCGATAAGAAACTTCTTCATGTGGGGCCTTTCGGAAGTGAAACCCGGTTGAGGATCCAGCCGTAGGCGAAGCTCTCCTGGCTGGGGTTGTTTTCTGCGATCTCGATGTAGCGAACGGCCTGCACGCAGTTCAGCGCGGTGAGCAGGACAGCGACGCCCTTCTCGCCACGCCAGCGCAGGAAGGCGCGCAGCGCGTCGAGGGTGACCTGCCCGATCCGGCCATCGACCAGCACGTCGGCGTAGCGCGAGCCCTCGAGGTTGAAGACGTTCAGGCAACGCTGCAGGAACTCGGCCGCACGGCCCGGCCCCATATTGACGCCGGTGTCGATCAGCTCGGCGCCGACGTGGGCGTCGATCACCGACACGCGGTCGAAGCCCGGGTCCACGATGTAGCGGCGGCGGTAGATCTCGCGCGCCAGGCTGAGCGGCAGCTCACGCATGTCGCCCTGCCAGCCGTTCTTGCGGGCGACGGCCTGCGTGATGCCGAAGTTCGTCGGGCCGCCGCGGTCGTTGGGATGGTCGACGTAGCCCTGTTCTTTCGCGATGATCTCGTCGATGACGTTCTCGAAGTTCATGGTGCGGGTTCCTTCTGAAATTGCCGAGGGACGCCAGCCCGCCAGTAGTGGGCGGTGACGATCTGCGTGAGGGCGGAGATCCCAAGCAGGGCGGTGGCCATGGCATCGGGCTGGTAGTCGGCGATCCAGGGCGCGGCCAGGCACACGGCGGCGAGCACGGCCAGGGCGGTGAAGGTCCAGCGGACCGCCCGCCTCGTATTGCGCTTGCTGGTGAAGGTGAGCCGGCCGAAGCAGGACCACAGCAGCGCCGCGCCGAACACCTGGAACAGGATCAGGATGGCCAGCTTCATCGTCCGGTCCCTCGGCCCGCGAACGCGCCCAGCGCCTTGACGCCGGCTTCCTTGACGGCCTTCCACCGGTTGCCTAACCAGCCGATCGCGAACGCGACCAGGGCCAGCATCTCGACGGCCGGCAGCCCGGTGAAGCGCTCGATGAGCAGGCTGAGCGTGCCGGCGATGACGACGGCCATCAGCACGTAGCGAATGACGTACCACAAGGCATCGACCCGGCCGGCCGTGGCCACCTCGCCGAGGCTGATCAGTGTGCCGGTGAAGGCGGCGAACGCGATGGTGGCCAGCGGGCCGTACTTCACGCCGAGCATTGAAGTCGCGATGGCCACAAGGGCTGCGCCAGCAGCTCCTGTGGTGGACGTGGGTTCGGGCATGGCGCGGATCCTTTCGTCGCGGACTTAGGGTTTCACTGGGACGCGCGGAAGGGCGTGGTACACGCGCTCCCAGCGGTCTTTGCAGGCAGCACCTGCGCAGCTCTTGATGCCGTCCGGCAGCCACTGCAGGTTGGTCGGCGCATCGCAGCCGCCGGCCGCGAGCGGTATGACGTGGTCGATGGCCCAGCCCGGGCAGCTGGCCACAGGCTCGAGCGTGGCCGGGCACGGAAAGACCTGGGCGAACTGGCGTAGCACTGCGCGGCTGCGCTTGATGCGGCCGGCGGCATCGCGCGCGGGCTCGCCGCAGTAGCGCGGATCGTTGGGGGCGCCGGGCATGCCGGGCGCCGGCAGCTGCGCCAGGGCCGGGGCGGCCGAAAGCACGGCAAAGACCAGGGCGCCGAGATCGCGACGCTTCACAGCGGGGCCGGCACGGGAGCCGGGGCTTGCTGTTCGAGGATCTCCAGCACTTCGACCTCGGTGGGCACGGCGCGCTCGCCGGCATTGACGGCGTTGAGCAGCGCCGCCGCTGCAGCCCAGGTGTGAGACCGCCAGGCACGCAGGGCCTGCGCCTCGGCCTGGTAGCGTGGCACGGCCGGCTCGTCGGCGTAGCTGACAGCGTGCAGGATCGGCGAAACCTGCGGCCGGTTCGGGTCGCCATAGCCAAAGGACCGCGCCACGTCGTCGATGCGGGCCTGCACGACACCGTCATAGCGCTTGATGACGGCCGCCAGATCCTCCGCGACCGGCACGGGCGGCGCGAACTGGCCGGCCGCGTAGGTGCCGCCGATCGCGGCCGTGCCGTCGTCGAGCACCAGCACGCAACCCAGGGCGGGTTCGAAGCCCGGCAGCGCCACGATGATGTTTTCGACGATGCCGTCGCGGATGACGGCGAACCGCTCCGGCTCGGCGGGCTCTTGCAGGAGGGCACCGGCATCGGCCGATGTGATGAATTGCTGTTCGCTCATGAGTAATCCAATCCCGATCAGAAGAAGGTGATGACCTGGCAGTAGCCGTCGCCGCCCGGGCCGCTGTTGCCGCCGGCGCTGCCAGTGCCGGCGCCGCCGCCGCCGCCGCCGCAACCGCGCCCGCCTGCCCCGCCGGCCGCGCCTGCCCCGGCACTGTTCGCGCCGCCACCCCCGCCGGCCGTGCCGGCGAGCTGCAGGCCGGAGGGCGCGGCGCCGGCCGTGCCGGCTGTAGGCGCACCACCGGACGCGCCCGCCGCACCGCCACCGCCGGGGGTGTAGCCGATGCCGCCCCCGGCCGTGGCCGGGATGTTGACGTTGCTGGCCATGTAGCCCGCGCCCGCACCGCCACCGCGCCCGCCCATGAGCGCGCCACCGCCGGCCAGCACGTTGGCCGCCGACGAGCCTGCGGCACCACCGCCCGCGCCACCGTACTCAGAACAGCCGACCAGGCCAGCGCCGGAGCCGGCGCCGGCTTCGCCGAACACGTTGGCCTTGTTGGTGGTACCGCCGGTGTTGTCGGCCTGGTAGAACGGCCCGCCGCCCGATACGTCCGACGTCGCCCCGGCGCCGCCCGCGCCGGCGCTGCCAGCGCCACCGCCGCCCCGGGTGAGCGTGGCGCTGGTCTGGCCACCCAGGCCGGCCCCGCCGCCGTATGCCGTCAGGAGCGAGCCGAACGTCGTGCTGCCTCCGGCATTGCCGGCCGCGCCGGCGCCCGCGCCCCCGGCTGCGAGCGCGCCCCCGGCACCGATCGTCACGCTCTCCGTTGCGCCGATTGCCGAGGCCGCGATCCAGCGCTCAAGCAGCAAGCCGCCGCCGCCTGCGGATCCGCCGCCGCGATGGGCGCCCGCCGCAGCGTTGGCCCCCGCCCCACCTGAGCCCGCACCCCCCAGCGCGCGGACCAGGACCAGCTTGGCCGGCGCACCACCGTTGCCAGTCGGCTTGGTGTAGGTGCCCGACGCGCCGAAGTTCTGGACGTCGACCTGCTGGGCGTCACCTACGGTGCCTTTGTCGCCGGTGCGCGTGAAGGCAAGCAGCAAGGCAGCGCCGTCGGCGAACGGGCTGGCGGCGCTGCCGATGACGAACGTGAGAGCGACCTTGCGATAGCCGGCAACCGCCGTCACGGCGCCGACCGCGAAGATCAGGAACTTGGTCGCGTCCGCAGCGCTTTGCAGGCGCAGGTGGCCCTTGACGGTGCTGGTGCTGTCGTCGAGCGCGTCGAGGTACGCCGTGATGTCGGCCGCCGTGGCGCTGGCCAGGTCGATGTAAGCCATCGTTGCCGTGTTCTGCACCGCCTGGTTGAGGCGGATGAGGCCCGCGCCAGGGTCGGCGTCAGCCGTGGCGGTGCTGAAGTTCATCGGCACCGACGCGGCGGTGCCGGCGGTGAGCAGGCTCATGCCGGCGGCCAGTGCGTTCGCCTGCTCCCGGAAACCAGGCAGGGCTGCAAACAGCGCATGGACAGCGGCGGAGAAGCCCGCCGCGCCGCGGGGGGGGACGGCGGGGAGTGCGTCTATGGTCATGTGAATCCCTTGACGGTGATTGAGTAGGTGTCTATGCCGGCGTAGCTGAAGACGCGGCGGAACGAAATGAGGCCGTAGTACTGGGCATCCGGCCTTGAGTCAGCCAGGGACAGCAAGGTGGGCTGTGCCCGCCGGCTGGCCAGCAATCGGCGAAACGCGGGTGACAAGCGAACCGGGACTTCCACCATCAGCTCGGCATCGTCCGCATAGTCACGCTCAACGACATCGCGCACGCCCCACTCGTCCGGCTCGAACCGCGACCAGTCCGTGATCCCATCCGAGGCGCCGAACTCCGCGGCCCCGGGGCCAGTCGCCGGGCCGACGGCGAACAGGCCACATTCGGCTGTGCCACCGGTGTTGTCTATCACCACGGAGATTTCAGCGCCAAGGTACGGCAGGAACCCGGTGAGCAAAACGTCCGTGGCGACGACCGGCTCGGTGAAGAAGTACTCGTACCAGTCGAAGACCGGCTCCACCATGTCCACCGTTTCCGTGTACACCTCGCCGTCGACAGGGTCGGTCTGGGTCGCGACAACCGTGAGCGCCGCCAAACCGCGCATGGACAGCATGCTCACCACGACACCCGGCGCCACCGTCACCTCGATGGTGTCCGCGTTGCTGGTGACGGTGCCGATGCGGCGGTCGAACATGGCCAAGCTGTTGATGGGCCCGACCACTGCCCACCACAGCGGCGAAGCAGACGGCGTGTTGCCGGTGTTTGCCGCCTTGAGGGACGCGTAGATCACCTCCGCTTCGACCACGCGGTCTGCCAGGGCGTAGACGGTGAGCGCGTTGTAGGCCGCAGGATCCGCCCCAGTCCCTACGTTGGTGCTGACCAGCGTGGTGCCGGTCTCGATGGCCACGGGAGTTACAACCTTCATGGTGCGCGATCCAAGATGCCGACCTCGTCGAACTTCGCCAGCACCAGATCGATGCTTTCCAGCTTCTCGATCATCTCGATGTAGACGTCTTCGTCGAACTTCTTCAGGCGCAGATCCATGTTCTGCAGGCGCTTGATCATCTCCAGGTACATGGCACGCGCCTCCGCATGTGTGCGGCGAAGTTCAGCCACCACCGGCATCGCGTCACTGCCGTCCGCCCCCGCGCCGGCCGCGCTGGCCATGGACCGCGTCTGGGCGGCGGTGTACACGCGGGCTGGTGGCATGTACGCCAGCTCGGGGCCGTGCTCGCCCACCATGGCCCATCCCCCGTCGTGCCACCCGCCAGCGCCAAACGCCGGCAGACCGTTCAGGCTTCGATACTCGGCGGAGTTGGCAATGCCGGTTCGCAAGTCGGCCTCGCTATAGCCACTCAGCGCTTTGTCGAACCAGTAGAGCAAGCCATCCAGCTCAGGGTCGCGCCCGCCGAGCATTTCGTTGTAGAGCGCGTCGATCTGCTGCCCATAGGTGGTCGCCAGGATCTTGTTGGTGATATCGGCCACAGCCGTCGTGGCGCCGTTGTAATCGGCAAGCAGGTCGCCCAGGGTGTCGGTGACCACTGACAGATCAATGCTGGCAACGCGGCTCTGAAAGTCGCTCAAGGCAGCATTGGCCGCGCCGAGCGCCGTGACCTGGGTGTTGTACTGCGTGACCAGGTTGCCGCTGCTTTCGTACAGGTCCGCCTGCACCGCTTCGGCGACTAGCTGCGCGTCAGCGAATGCGGTGACCGATTCCAGGAACAGGTCAAGCGGGCTTTTGATCTCGGCCAGAGTCAGACCAGCGGCTGCAGCAGCGGCGAGCGCTACCTGCAGATCGGCGCCCGCCAAGGCTGCTGCGTCTTGCGCGGCCACATAGGCCGTCTGCGCGGTGGTGGCCGCAGCTACGGCGCCCGCCCAGCTGTCGGCACTGGCCTGGCTGGCGGACAGGTCCAGGGCCTGTGTGGCGGCGAGCAGGCGCGCATGGCTGGACTGGGCCTGCGCAAGATTCGCAAGCGCCGCGTTGTAGGCGGCAAGGATGTCCACCTGCTCGGCGGTGCGACTGGCGCCGGACACCGCAATCGCGCTGGACCAACGGGCCACCTCGACAGTAGCAGTCGCGTACTGCGCGGCGAGATCCACGGTGGCGGCCGTGAGGCTGGCGCCAGACTCGACGGCCAGGCGTTGGGCGGCCGCCGCTTTCTCGATGGCGGTGGCGAGGGCGGCCTGCGCTTCGGCGATCGCATCGGCATCTTCGGTGGATCCGGTGCCGGCGTCCGAGCCGGTCACCTCCAGCACCTGGGCCAGCATCTGGCGCACCTTGATGTCGTCGGCCACGAACTGATCGCGGGTCGATGACCGCGCACGGCTGGCGGCAAGCACGTCCATGCCTGCAGACGACACCTTGCCTGCTGCTGCGGCATCGCCGGACAGGGCCCGCTGCACAAGGCTCTCAAATGCCGACCACTGTGCGGCGTACTGCGATGACACGTTGCCGCTGCCGGCGCTGGTGCCGGCCAGCTTCTGCAGGGTTTCAAGCACGTCGTTCCCGGCAGAGCGCATGGCGCGAGCCATGCGCTCCTGGGCGTCTGTCAAGCGCTGCTGCGCGTCGAGCAGTTCGTCCTGCGCCGCGATGTACGCATCCGTGATCGCGGCGCGCACTGCGGCTTGCCCGGCCAATGCTTCCAGATAGCCAGCGGTGATCGCCGACCGCGCAGCAGCCACAGCATCCTGCGCGTCCTGAACCTGGGCGGCGGCCTGGGCAATGGCAGCGGAGACACCCTGCAGCGCGCTGGAGAGCGTGCTGCTCGCCGACTGCAAGGCCTGCTGCGCCTGTTGATTGGCGGCATCGACAGCCGCCAAGTTCTGCTGCGCCGTTGCCGTGGCACTGGCGAGAGCCTGCGCCGCTTGGCCGCGCAGGTTGTTGATGGCCGACACGATGCCGTCTGAGGTCGCCTGCAGCTGCTGACCGTACTGACGCAGCGCGTTGATGGACGCCAGCAAGTCGCTGCGCGCGGACCGGCCCTGTGCCAGGAGCTCCCGGTTGGCCTCCAGGGCGGCGTCCATGGCTTCGGTGAGTTCGTAAAACGCCGGAGCCAGGGTGAGCACCTTGCCTAGCAGCAACTGCCCGGCCTCGGTCGTCTGATCGATGCCGCCGACCATGGCGCGGAAGCCAGCGATGCCAATGGGCAAGCTCAAGCCGAGCTTCGACAGCTCGGTCTGCATCTGCCCGGTCTCGGCGGCCAGCCGCTCCGAGGCCGTGAAGTAGTTCTCGAAGTACGAGTCGATGCCGCTTTGCAGGGCGTCCAGGTCACGCGCGCCACGCACCAGGCTGCGGGTCACCACGTCGCCGGTAATGCCGACAGCGGCCAGGCCGGCGCGCACGTCCAGGAGCGCCGCGTAGGTGTCTCCGATCTCCTCGGCCGAGCCGCTGAGCGCTTGGATGATCTCGCCCATCCCGTTCGCGGTGGACTCGGCTGCGAGGATGGTCTGGCGCACGATCTCCGCACCCACGTCGCCCTGCTTCTTCACGACATCGGCATATCCGATCGCGGTGAGGCCAAAGCGCTCGAGCTGGAAGGCGGCGTTCTCGGTTGCACTCGCCACGCGGACGGCCGTCTCGAAGTAGCCCTCCCCGATGCGCTGGAAGTCATCGAGCCCGGGGATCACGGCCTTGGCCATGTTGTCGCCAAGCTGGCCGAACACGGCGGCGAGCTCGGCCTCGATCTCCTCGCCGTTCAAGCCCTTGAGGCTGATCATCCCGATGTCGACGGTGAAGCCGTTGATCTGTGCCAGCAAGTCGTCGCCCGCCACACCGAAGGCGCCTGCCGTCTGCTCGACGCCGGCGGCGATGTCGGCGATGGTGCGGGTGAACTGCGCGCTGATCGCGGCCTCGAGCTCCTCGAAACTGGTGTTGCGCGAGGTCTTCTTGCTCAGGCCCCACCAGCTGGACTTGGTGGTCTCGGTCTCGGTGTACTTCTGCGCGTCGATGCCTCCGCCGCGAATGCCGCCCACGGACTGCCCAGGCGCGATGAAGAGGCCCTGGTCCATGAGGGTGGTGGAGGACTTGCTGAAGCCCAGGAGGCTGCGGCTCGACCCGACGCCGGCCGCGATCTCGTCCAGCCGCGTCCCGCGCAGGCCCGACGCGCGCAGGACGGTGGTGGCCATGCCGGCGATGCCATCGTTGATGCTGCGCAGGGTGGCCAGCATGTCGCTGGAGTACTCCAGCGCGATATTGGAATTGTCGGCGAGGCCCTCCATGGCATTGAGCAGCGACTCGGACTTGGCGTCGTCGTCGCCGAGCACGGTGCCGGTGCCCTGGCGCTCCTGCCGCTGCTGCGACGTAGGGACGCTCCCGCCACCACCACCGCCGCCGAGCATCTTCGCGCCCACGGCCACGACTGCGGCCAGGGTGGCGGCGCCAGCGGCGAGGTTGAGCGGAAACGGCAGGGACGCAAGTGCCTTGACCACTGCGGTAATGCCCCAGGCGCTGGCCTCAGTGCCCGCCAGCGCGGTGGACGCGGCCGTGGTGGTGGCCTCGCCGCTCACCTTGGCGGCATTCAGAGCGACGTTCGCGGCGACTTCCGTCTCCTTGAAGAAGATCTTCTTGACCATGGCCTCGGCGGACAGGGCGAGCTCGTAGAGCCGGAAGGCCTTCTCCGCCGCTTCGAGCGCCTTGTAGCCCTTGGAGTTTTCCTTGAAGAAGCCCTTGGCCGCACCGGCCATGTCGGCATAGGCGCCGATCTGGACCAGGGCTGCTTCTTGGCGAGGCCCGTCTCGCGCTTGATGCGGTCCTCGGCATCGATTTTGGGATTGGCCGCCAGCTCGGCCTGCAGCTTGGCGATCTCCGCTTGCTTCTGCCCATAGTCGTTCAGCGCATTGGACAGCTGGGCGATGGCGTTGCCGGCCTCGCCGAACGAGTCTTTGAGGGCGTCGCCGAAAGACTGCGCCTTCGAAGGATCCAGGTAGGTGTCAATGTCCTTCAGGGTCTGCAGGCCCGCGATCTGCTGGCGCTCATCGATCTGTTGTCCGATGGCCTTGTGGGTGTCCGACCCAGGCACCAGGCGCGACCGCTTTTCGTTCAACCGGGCGATCGCCACGAGTTCCACTGCAGCAGCCAGCGTGATGTTCTGGCGCTCCGCCATGCGCATGGCATCCACTTCATCACGCAGCGCCTCCTTGCGCTCGACCAGAGATCGCAGCGCCTGGTCATAGCCAACGGCGAGGTCGCGCAGGGCGGCGGCCGACTGGTCGTAGTCGGTGTTGCGCGCCTGCTGGCGCTGGGTGGCAATTTGCTTGGCGAGTTCGAGTTCGCTGCGCTGGATCTGGACCAGCTCGGTCTTGTGGGCCGAGGCCGCGAGGTCTGCCGCCACCTGGGCACGCTGCGCGGCCGTTGCCGCCGTCTTGGCGTGGCCCAGATCCTCGAGCACCTTCGCCGCGAACTTCTCTTCTTCGGTCAGCTCGCGGCCAGACTCCAGCTCTTGCTTGGACAGGTTGATGCGTTCGCGGATCCGCTTGATCAGCTTGTCGTACTCGGACTCGGCGTCACCCGCGCCGGGCGACTTGATCTGCGGCCCCTTAGCTCGTGCCGCTTCCGCCGCCGCTGCGGCGGCTTTCGCCTTGGCCTCTTCGCCATCCAACATGGCCGCGTAGTTGCGGTGAACAGCGATCTCTTTATTGAGCGCGGCCAGGCGTTTGGTGAGCCTCTTCTCATTCGCCTCGTCGCCCCGCGCACGCGCCTTGTCCAGCGCGTTCTGCGTTCCGAGGATCTGGTCGGTGAGGTCGACAATCGCGACGTTGGCCTTGTGCCTGTCGTCGCCGCCGAACAGCGACTGCATACCCTCCCTGATCACGCCGAAGAAGCCCGTGCCGGCAATGGACGCTTCCGCCATCTTTTGCATGGCCTTGCTCAAACCATCGACCAGATCGGTGGCGAGTGAGATCGCGAGCTTGTCCGCCTGCGTCTTGAGCCGCGTGAGGTTGTCGTTGAACTCCTCGGCGCTCTTGGCAAAATCGCCGCTGATGGTGAGGCCCAGGCGATTCGCCTCCTCCATCATTCCACGGATGGCCCCGCTTCCGCCATTCAGCAGCGGGATCATCTCGTCACCAGCCTTGCCCATCAGCTTGATCGCGTTCTCTTGCTTGCCCGCCCCGTCGCCGTGCTTCGCGTAGGCGTCCGCGATCTTCAGCATGACGGCCTCGGTGCCCTTGCCGAGATCCGCTGTCGTGATGCCCAGCGCCTTGAACACCGCGATCTTTTCCTTGTCGCCCGCCAGGCCCTGCGCGATGCTGACGTTCAGCTTGCGCACGCTCGTGCTGAAGGACTCGTTGGAGACATCCGACAGCTTGGCCGCATAGCGCCACTGCGACAGCGTCTCGGTGCTCAAGCCGGTTTTCTGGCTGAGTTTGTTGAGCTCGTCGCCGAGGTCGATCGCGCCCTTGATCAAGTGCGCGAATGCCCCGACGCTGATGCCGGCGACCAGCGAAGCGCCGATGCCCGTGACCGAGCGCACCACGCTCTGCTTGGCGGACTCCATGGCGCGCGACGCCTGGTCGGCGGCGGTCTGCACACGCTTGCCATAGGCGAGCGCCTGCTGGCCGCTCTTGTCCAGGCCCTGGGTGTACTGCGCGTACTCCAGCGCCAGCTTGACGACGAGGCTGCCGAGGGCTGACATGGTGGTTACTCCGCTTTCTTTTCTTCAGCCAGCTCACGGTCGGCATCGAGCACGGCCCGCTCCATGAGCTGTAGGTGGTGAAAAATTTCCTGCTGCCGGCGGCTGCGCTTGCGCGGCCACCCGAGCACGACCTCGACACCGGGCAGGTCCAGCCCGGCGCGCACGCCCTCGAGGCCGCGATAGCGCCACTGCAGGCACACGGCACTGAACGCCATCCAGGTGGGCCAGTTCTCCGGCCACAGCTCGAAGTCGTCGTCGACCTCGTCGGCCTTGGCGTGCTCTTGAATCAGGGCTTCCGCCTTGGCGATCGCCTCGGTCGGAGCACCCCAGATGCGCATCTGCGCAACAATGTCGGCGTCGATCGTCAGCCGGCCGGGTGCGGCCTTGCGGTACCGCACCCCCGCCCAATGCCGGGCTGCGTCTGTCAGTTTTTTTCGTTCGCCTTGTGGACGCCGTGCCAGAACGCGGTGGCCGCCGCCGTCACCGCCTCGGGCAGCCGCAGGAACGCGTCGAGGTTCTCCGGGTTGAACGGCACGTCGTTGCCGCTGTCGTCGACCAGCTCGCGCCAACCGGACAGCTTGCGCGTGAGCAGCTCGGCGCCGGTCAGGCCGGAGAGCTCCTTCAACTCGTCGGTGGTCGCGCGATGGAACGAGACCATCATCGTGCTGCGGTCCCAGCCGCCCTTGTCGTTGGCGGTGTTGATCGTGAGCTTGGCGGAAAAAGTGGGGGTCTGCGTGAGTTTGAAAGCCATGGTGGATCTCTCTAGGGTTGGAGTGGGGAAAGTGAAGCGGCCCGCCACCGTTGCCGATGGCGGGCCGCATGCCGCGGTGGCCGGGGGACTCAGGTGAACTTGATCGAGATCTCGTCGTTGCCGGTGTCGGGCAGGATGCCGAACGAGGTGCTCAGCATCGCGATCTCGTCCTCGGCCTGGAGCGTGGGCTCCTGGTCGATCTGGATCTTGGGCATGTCGATGGTGACGATGTTCCCCGCCACGGTGCCGTGGACGATCTGCAGCGCGCCCTCGGTGCCGTCCTTGACGACGCTGCCCCAGTTCTTCTCGGCCACCGTGGTCAGCTCGAACACGCAGGTGCCGCGCGGCTTGCGGTCCGGGCTGGCCGGCGCCGCGAAGTTGAACAGCTCGCGCCAGACCAGCGCGTTGGCGAGATCGAAGCCGAAGGCGCTGGTGCGGGCGGCCAGGCCGAAGAACGTGAAGGTGGGCGTGTTGATCTTGCCCATGGTCTTCGGCGTGACGAAGTCCGTGAAATCGGCATCGTTGGGCAGCGGGGTGTCCGTGATGTCGGAGTACTCGCCCAGCACGTCGAAGCGTTCGTGACCCTATCACCGGAGTTCGGCGGCCCGCCGGTGAGTCAGAAGTCGGGCCTGCCGATCCCTCCCTGTAACCACTGAAGAAAGGACCACCACCATGTCCGGCAAATCCATGAAGAAAATGCTGTTGCTCGCGAAGCTCGAGGCGGTGCCCGGCACCGACATCGTGCCCGCCGCGGCGACCAACGCCATCCTGTGCCGAGGGCTCATGCCGTCGATCATCACGGCCGAGTTCGCCGAGCGCAACAACATCAAGCCCCACAAGGGCAACGACCGCAAGCTGGCGGTCGGCGTGCACCGCCGCTTCCAGTTCGAGGTCGAGATCGCCGGCTCCGGTGTCGCGGGCACCGCGCCCGCCTGGGGCCTCCTGCTGCAGATCTGCGGTTTCTCGGAAACCGTCACGCTCGCGACGGACGTGGTGTACGGTACGGAATGCCCTTCGGGTCCATCTTGAACGAGACCGTGCCCTTGGCGTAGGTGAGCCGGAAACGCACACCATCCAGGAACGCGTACAGGCTGGCGGTGGGTTCGCCCTCGCTGACCAGGTCGCGTACCGGCCGCCCAGGCCGGTGTATTGGTCGCGGGGCGGTATGGGGCGCACGACGGCGCGGTCCAGCGCGGGCAGGTCAGCGGGCGACAGCACGGCACCGCTGAAGCGCTGCGCCTCGCCCGGCAACAGGGCGCGGTCGGCGCTGGCGTGCTGTCCAGGCGTTTGCACGGCCAGGCCGGCGCCCGCCTCCTCGGTGGAAGCGGTAGGCTTTTTCTTCATGGTGGTCTCCAGGGTTACAGGCGGGAGGTGCGCAACCGCACCGTCACGAACCGGGCATAGACCTGGGCGTCGCCTTCGTAGTCGGCGTCGCCGGAGTCCTCTTCGAACATGTAGGCGTCCATCGCCTCGAGTGCCGCGCGGATCGGGCCCGCACCGTCCGCCGGCAAGAGGGCGTCCAGCGCCTCGACGGTGGCGGCGAGCACCACCACGTTCACCTCGTGCTGGCTGTACGCGCCCGCGCCACCGGCCGCCCAGCCAGGCTCGGGCGCGCTGTCGATCTCGAACACCGCCGCCGGCCACGTCGGGTTCGGTGGCAGCTCGGTGGCCCAGGTGTTCGCAAGCGCGGGCGTCAGCGCCGCGTTCACGGCCTCGTGGATGGTCATCGCTGGGCCTTCTTCAGTTCTTTGTCGAGCGCCTTGTCCATCGCCTCGATGGCGTCGCCACGGCCCTGCTCCAACGCCGGCTCGATGAACGGATGCGGCGGCACTGTCTTGCCGGTCGCGCCGCGCCGCCGGGCCGCGATGCCGCGCCGGTCAACTGCGCTGGCCCGGGCCACCACCTTGTGGCCCCGCTCGACCCAGGCCCAGTAGTACGGATCGTCCTCGTAGCGTTTGACGATGCGGCCACCCTGGCTCACGGCGAGCTTGCCGGGTTTGGCCTTCTGCTTTTTCGTCAGGTCGCGGCCATGCCGCACGCCGAGGTTGTACTGCGCGGTGCCGGCCGGCGCCTCGGTCTCGCGCTTGATCGCGATGTTCTTGATCATGGCGCCGGAGCGCTTCAGGCCCTTGGCCAGGGCAATCGCCTTGGCGCGCCGCTTGAGCACGCCACCGGCCGCGACCACCATCACGCGGGAGGTGCGCGTTTCCATGTCGCGGCCCAGCACCTTGAACTTGTTGGCCAGCGACACGACGCCGATGATCTCGGATTTGCTAGCCACCGTTGACTCCGGTCTCGCAGGTCAGCACCAGGCTTTCGTTGCGCTCTTGCCAGTTGTTGACGTGCGTGATGTTGTAGACCGTGGCGCCGTGGCGTACTCGCATCTGCGCCGTAATGCCGGCGCGGTACAGGAGCCCGATCTCAGTGCGCGCCGCCGCGACCAGGCCGCCCTGGGCCGTCGCGCGGCGCTCGTTGCCACCGAAGTGGTTCAGGCTCGCCCACACTGGCATGCCCGCGATCGCGGCCCAGCCTTCGACCATGCCGCCGGACGCGCCCTTGGTCACCGTCTTCTCTTCGATGGTGACGCGCTTGTTGCGCTTGCGGGCTTCCATCTCAGATCCCGTACACGCGCTCGCGATCGAGCGCGCTGTCGACAAAGCGATTCGGCAGGGCCGAGACGATGGTGCCCGCGATCAGCTCGTCGCGGAAGTCGTAAGCCGTGGTCGTGCGGGCCAGGATCCAGCGCTTCACCGACGCCGGCACGGCGGCCTGCTGCTGCGCCTCGGTGCCGGCCGCGTATCCCGCGGTGTAGTTCACCCGCACACTGCCCGGCATGCCGTAGGTGCCGGGCCAGGAGGCCGCGGGCGCGAGCACCACGCGGCCGGGCGTGTGGGCGGTGTCGACCTCGTAGGCCTCGGCACCCAGGGCGATCCAGTCGCCGGCCGCATCGCGGTACTGCACCGACTCCACCGACAGCAGACGGGGCCTGGGCAGCCGGATCGCGCGGCTCGCGGGGAAGCCATCGAGCGTGAGGCGCAGGCCCTGCGCCATGATCGCGCGCCCCAGGATCTGCTCGCAGTCTTCCCGGCAGCCCGGGATGATGATGCCGGTCCACAGCGCGTCTTCGTCGGCCGCATCGACGCGCGCGGCCTGCTTGGCCTGGACGAGCGTCACCGGCTCGAAGGCGGGCTGCGTGATGATTTCGATGTTCATGGTGGTGGGCTACCTTGTGCAAACGTCTGGACAGGCGCTTGCAGAAGGCGCCGCCAGGTGGGCGGCGCACTCATACCGGCTTTAGGCCGGCGGGTTGGCGGTGGGCGCGATCTGCGGGTGGCCCAGCACGGCCACGGCCGACAGCAGCGATGCCGCCGCGTTGTTGACCGGCGTGATCGTCAGGCGCGTGTAGCGCTTGGCGCCGATGTAGCCCAGCTTGCGGCACTCGTTGTCGTCGTCGAACTGGAAGCCCGCCAGCACCTCGGTGCCGAGCAGGTCCGCATCGGCGACGGCTGCGGCGCCGTCCATGTTCGCGGCGTCGCTTTCCTCGAGCAGCACCGTGAAGGTGGCATCGGCATCCGCGAGCGACCCGAGGGCGATCAGGTAGGTCAGCGACTCGAAGCCCTTCTTGTCGATGATCTGCCCGACCTGGGGGGTGTTGTCGGCAACGCTGACGGGAGCGATCACGCGCTTGGGCGTGATCAGGTTCATCATGTCTTTCATGTTCAGCTCCAAAAATTGAACGGGGTGTTTGTTGAAGCGGCGCCACCCGGGCGGATGGCGCCGCTTGCCGCAGTCGCGGCTGGCGCGTGCCGGCTTAAGCGGCGATCTTCAGCAGCTTGATGGCCTCGAAGTTCTTGACGCCACCGCCCGAGCGGCGGCGGAAGTTGAACTTCGTCTTGCCCTTGGCCGTGACGTTGTCGCGGATCAGGACGGTACCGGAGCGGCGGACCACCACATACCCGCGCTTGAAGTCGCCATAGGCGATGGCCAGCGCATCGGCTGCGACGATCGGCATGTTGTCGTCGGTCTCGACCGGGCTGCCCAGCAGGCGACCGCCGAAGCCGGCGAGCGGATCCGGCTGCCACAGGTAGAAGTTGCCCGAGCCGTCCTTCATCTGGCGCACCAGAGCCAGCGTGGCGTCGGCCATCACGAACGACGCGCCAGGACGGTAGGCCGACTTCAGCGCGTGCTGCAGGCTGATCAGCGCATCGCCCGGGTTGGCTGCCGCGAAGCCCGCCGCGCCGCCCGACTTGATGTAGCCCAGGCTGCCCCAGGCGTAGTCGGCGTTGGCCACCATGTCGTACATGGTGATCCCGCGCGCGCCACCGACACCGGTGCCGACGCAGAACTCCGCGCCTTCCATCTCGGCGAACGCAACGCCGGCCTCTTCAGCCAGGTCAGACTCGAGGTCGATGATCGCGTCCTCGAGCGTGGCGTTGTGGACCCAGGGCTCGGCCTCGGATTCGTAGGCCGTGAACTCCAGCTCGGCGAACTTCGGGTTGTCCGTCTCGCCGCCGGTGGCGCCCGGGCCGACACGGCGTGCCGTCATGCCCTGCTTCTTGACGATCTTCTTGTAGCTCTCGCTGCCGATCGTCTTGTTGTCGGCCAGACGGCCCACGGCGGACACGACACCGACAACGCGGTCGATCTGCGTGTCCATCTCGGGCAGCACCAGGAAGCCACCGTCCGGCGCCGAGCCGCTGTTCATCGCCTTCCTCTGCAGCTCTTCCAGGCCGTTGTCCTGGCCCTTGCGCACCCAGGCGGAGAACCCCTGCTTGTAGGCCACCATCTCGGGCGACAGCGACTTCTTGTCGTTGGGATCGTTCTGCGGACGCTGAGCCTTCTTGGCCAGCTCGACCAGGTCGTCGTTCATCTTCTTGAAGTCGGCGTTCATCTTGTCGACGGACGCCTGCAGGTCGCCGACCGCCTTCCCCTCGGCCTTTGCCTTGAGCAGCTCGTCGTTCTTCTTCATGAACTCGCCCCAGGTCTCGCCCTGCTTCTTCACGAGTTCCTTGATCTCAGCGACCTCGGTGTCGCCGAGCGCCATGGGCATCATGCCGATGCCGGCCAGCGCCTCGGGCGGGATGATGGGATAGCCCGCGATGGCGCAGACGGCCATGAGGGCGACAGCGGCCACGAGGACCAGGCTGATGTTTTGTCGAGTGAGTTTCACGATGGACCTTTCAGGAGTGGGTAAGAAGTTCGGTGTTGCGCTTGATGGCCGCCGCCAGTTCGTCGAGCTCCCCGCTGCCAGCGTCCTGCATGGCCTTGAGATGCCGGAAGCCGTGGCTCATGACGAGCCGGGCCTCCTTCCGTGACAGCCCAGCGTCCTGCATGAGCTGTTCGAATTCGCGTTCGCTGAAGTCGGCTGCCGACTTCACGCTGGTGACTCTGGCCTTGCCATTGGCCGGGAAGGTGACGAGGCTGATCTCGATCAGCTCGACCTCGTGCAGCCGGCGCCGCGGTTCGCCTTCCTTGGTGCCGAGGGTGACCTTCTTGGGGATGTAGCCGATCGACAGACCGCTGATCGCGGGGCGCGGCTTCATCTTCATGAGCGTGTACGCCTCGACGCCGCGCTGGATGTTCGCGAGGATCCCCTCGCTGGCGAGGCCCTTCGTGTCCTCGGCCAGCGTGTCCCACACGCCGACCGGCATCATGTCCTGGGCCATCATTCCCCAGCCGCCGTGCTGCAGCAGCATCGAAGGGAAATCGCCGCTCTTCGTCGCGGCCTTCAGCGTCTTCTCGAAACAACCCGGTTCGAGCACGTCGCCGTAGCTGTCGACGTTGCCGAACACGGCGCCGTAACCCTTGAAGCGCATCTCCTGCTCGGCGCCCTCTTCCTTTTCCTGGACGACCACGTCGGTGAAGGCGACGCGCTTGCGTTCGATGCTGCTCATGATTGCACTCCTGGCGCAGGCGCGCCGGTTGGATCGGTTGTCATGTTGGTGGGCGTGAGCGGCTCGTCGAGGCCCTCCAGGGGATTCAGGTCCAGCTTGGCGCGCGCTTCGTTGCGTTCCATGATTCCGCCGAGCGTCAAGCGGGCCAGGTACTCGGCCGTGGCCTTCATGTCGCCGCGCATCAGGCCGGCCTCAACCAGCTTGGTGTAGTAGCCGTCGCGCCGCTCGGCCTTCGTCAGCAGGTGCACGTCGGCCGACTGCTGGATCCGCTCGTACCAGGGCATGAGCGCATGCACGAGGTGCGCGAGGAAGAACGCTTCGGCGCTCGCAAAGGTGGCCGTCTTGTCACTGTGCCCCACCATGATCGGCATGAGGCCGAGGAATCGGCAGATCTCCTCGATCTGGTTGCGGCGGGTCTCCAGGTGCTGGGCGTCGACGCCGGTTGTCGGTTGCTGCGCCGTCCATTGCGCACCGCGATCGACCACGAGCGGCGCGCCGGCGTTCTCTTCCGACGCCTGCTCCTTCAGCCACCTGACAAGATCCTTCTGCTGCGTCGGGCTCAGCTTTTCCGCGACCGAATAGACGCCCGACGCCTTGACTCCGTTCTTGTGAAATTTGGCGTGCGACTCCTCGGTGGCGATCGCCAGGCCGAGCGCCTCGCGCGCCAGGTTGAGCACGTCCAGGCCGCTGAAGCCGTCCCAGCTGGGGCCGCGCACGTGCCAGATGGCCGACTGCGGCATGGGCTCTACATTGCCGTCCCGACCCCGCACCTTGTAGGTAATCGACCAATCCGGGTTCTGGACGGGTTCGACGCGGTCCGGGTTGAGCAGGATCAGCTCGGCGACGTGCGGGCCATCGCGGCCGATGTCGACCACGTTCTTGAACGCGAACGCGCCACGCTGGGCGAACATCGCGTGGAACATCATCTGCTCGCGGAACTCGAACGAGGTCTGCCACCCGTTCGGCTGCCGGTGCAGCACGTCGAACAGCGGGTGCTCGTCCGCATCGTTGCGCTCGGGATGGCGTGACACCGCAGACCTCGTCTTGCGCATCACTTTGAACGGCACCTGCGCGACGCCGTTGGCCAACACCCGGCCGGCGGCGAACAGCACCGACACCCGGAACGCCTTCTCGCGCGTGATAGCGATGCCCGACTTGGACGACATCGCCCGCTGCATCAGCTCGGCGAAGACACCATAGCCATCGCCACCACTCTTGCGTTCTCTCACCAGCCGCGCCAGCGCACCCATTACGCGCTCGCCTTCCGAGCCGCGACGATGCCGGCACCGAGGGAGAACCCGCCGCCCACCGCGTAGCCAGCCGCCGGGTGCACCAGCCAGGCGCCGTAGGCGATCGCACCCGCGCCCACCACCATCAGCGCGTCAGGGATCAGCTGGACGGCCCAGGCGTGCGCGCGCTGCAGGCCGGCGGCGATCAGTTCAAGTTGTGGCATCAGGGGTTTCCCAAAAAGATTTTTCGTTGCCGTCACCCATCGCGCGGCCGAGCGCCATAGCCACTGCGACCATGCCGTCAATCTTCTGCGTCGATTTCTGCCGGTCGAACTTCACGTTGTCCGCTGCGTCTTTGGTGGCCACCACATTGGTCGCCATCCACCGCAGCACCTTGTGGCCACCCGTCGCCAGGCGATGGCTCATGTAGATCCGCTCCAGTTCCTTGATCGGCGCGCTCATGCTGGCGTAGCCCTGGCCGAAGCCCACCATCAGCGCGCCCGCGTCCTGCAGGTCGGTCACCAGCTGCGAAGAGTTGTAGCGGTCGAACGCGATCTCTTGCACGTTGAACAGCTCGCGATCGGCGGCGATGTCTCGCTTGATGAACCCGTAGTCCGTCACGTTGCCGGGGGTCACGGTCACCAGGCCATCGCTGACCCACTTGTCCACCGGCAGCCGATGCTTCTCACGCATCTTCTTCACGGCCGCCTCGGGCAGGTAGAGCCGCAGCACCACCTGCCACAGGCCCGTGTCCGGCTCGGTCTCGGGCGGGAAGAGCCAGGCCAGGGCTGTGAAGTCGCTGACCGACGCCAGGTCGAGCCCGCCGTAACAGCGCCGGCCCGCCAGTGCAGACGTTTGGACGGGCGTGTTGCAAAGGTCCCAGTGGTCCAGATCGGTCCAGCTTTCCGACGCCTCCGTCCACCGGCAGAAGTTCAAGCGCAACACCAGATTGCGCTTGCTCGGCAAGTCCCTCGCTTCCATCACCTGCTCGCGCAAGTACTGCGGCGTGACGGAGACGCCGAGGTTCGGGTTGGCTTTCGGCCAGCACGCCTCGTCCGCGAAGGGGTCCTCACCCTTGTCCAGCGCCGCGATGAAGGCGAACCAGGAATCGTTTTCGATCACGCCCTGCAGCACCTTGATGCTGTAGTCGTGGTGCTCGAAGCAGACCGTGGTCTGGTCATAGCCGCTGTTCGTGATCTCGAAGATCAGCGCGCGCGTGCGGCCCTTTGTGCCCGCCCGCATTTTTTCCGTCACCGTCGCCGACGGGTGTTCGTGGAGCTCGTCGACGATCACCACGTGCGGCCGCTTGCCATCCAGGCCGCGCCCTTCCGCCGACACCGTCCGCAGGTAGCTGCTCGTGGCCAGGTACGCGATGTTGTTGTGGCCCACTTCGAGCCGGTTCATCAGCGGAGCGCAGGCCATCACGAACTGCTTCGCATCGTTGAAACAGATGCTCGCCTGGTCGCGCGAGGTGGCGGCCGAGTACACCTCGGCACCTGCCTCGCCGTCGGCGACCAACGCGTACAGCGCCACCGCGGCGGCCAGCGGCGTCTTGCCGTTGCCTTTGGCGATCTCGACGTAGGCGATCCGGAAGCGCCGCTGACCTTCAGCCGCGTACCAGCCGAAGCAGGACCCGACGACAAACCGTTGCCAGGGCGACAGGATGAACCGCTTGCCGGCGTGCGCGCCCTGGTAGTGGCGCAGGCACTGGATGAAATCGATCGCGTGCTCGGCCCGGCCCGGGTGCCACTCGAGGCCGCGCGCAGGCCCGGCCTCCAGATCTGCCAGGTGGCGCTTGCAGGCCAGCCGAACCCACGGCCCGGCCAGGATCTCGCCGGCCGTGACGCGCAGGGCGTAGTCGGTGGTCGAGTCGACGATCACCCGTTCAGCGGCGCCCATCCATCAAGCCGCGCCGGGCAGGGTGCTCCCGGCCTGCAGGAAATTTTCCATCGGGTCATCTGGCACGCCAGGCAGCGCCAGCTGCTGCCCCGCCGTCGACTGAATCCGCGATGCTGGCGTCAGCCCGAACTCCTTTGCGAAGCGCAACATCCGATCGAGCGCACGATCACGTGCCTGCGCCAGCGCAGAAACTTGACGGTATCCGCTGGGCGTGACATCGATCAATGCGGCAGCGCCCTTCACCTTGCCCGCGCCGGCCCCACTCGGCTCACCCATCAGCTGTTTGAGGCGCGCCTCCAGCAGGGCCCACTCCCCCCACGCCTGACAGTAGGCGGCCAGCGCAGCGCGGTCGAGCGCGCTGACCAGGCCGGCCGCGACCAGGTGGGGCGTGATGCGCGTCCACTCGGCACGGGCGGCGGCCCCCAGGTGCGCCGGAATTTTCGGGACCTCGATCTTGATGCGGACCGCCGACTGGCCATCCAGCTCGGCCCCCGACTTCTTGCTCGGGTTTCCGCGAATCGCGTGAACGTTCGCCGGCAGTGCAGTGCGTCCCATGGTCAACTCCTATAGCCCTGTCGGGCAGATACCCCCCCTCCCCGATTTCCCGGCGTCACGCAAAAGATTAAGCATTCGGTCCTGCGAGCAATGTGGTGAAGATTCGACCCCCCCTACCCCTCTGGGCCTCGTGGGCCGACTTCGCGTCGTGACAGGTCTTGCAGATCGACTGCAAGTTGGTGTCTTCCTCGATCTGCTCGGTCGACCATCCGCGGCGAGCGGCGTCCGCTTTCGCGACGATGTGGTCGACTGCGACCGCCACCGTGACGCGTTCAGGTTCACCCTTGAGACACGGCTGACACAGGCCCGCATCGCGCTCCAAGATCTGCAAGCGTTTGATCTCCCACTCGCGCCCATAGCCACGCTGCTGCCGTGTGCCGCGCGCCGGATCAGCGAAGCGGCCCTGCACTGGATGCGCTGGGCAGCGCCCGGTGCCGTCATACACAAGCTTCCCGCAGCCCGGGTGCGTGCATGGACGCGGTGCGGCTTGGGGCATGTTGCTTTGTTCCACGTGAACCGAGTGCCGGGCACGACCGCGCGCCTGTCCCAGGAGTAGGAGCTGTGGCGCGCGGTCGGTCCGGGGCGGCGGTTTGACCACCGACCGCTGGGTCCAGCCAGGCCTTCCAGAACCGCATACGGGGAGGCGGCAGGTCAGCTGGGTGAGGCTGGGTTTGGTCGAAATGAGAAGAGCCCGGGCAGTTGCCTGCTCGGGCTCTGGTGCCGATCCTTCGTGTGGTGACACGTTGGGAACAGCTTGCCTGAAATGTATCGGAAAAGTCTATGTAGACAAACTGCCGAGTTCACGGACGGGCCAACTCCTGTACGCGCTCGACCTGTTGGCGAGCCAGCGCTTGGCGCTCCGATCGAGCGTTGAACCACAGCCTCAACGCATGGTCGGCCTGTTCGAGTTGCGCCTTGATCGTCGACTCGGCGCGCCCCGCACGACGTGCGGCCTCCCTGATGCCCAAGCCACGAGGGTAGATGTTGTGCAGCGTCACATACAGGTGATCGCGCTCACCCCTGAGCGACTCGACCGCCTGGTCGGTGACCGAGGCGTCAACGTCATCGACCGGCACCTTCGAATCACGACAGCTACCGCCGTCTACCACCTCGCGCAAGAAGGCTGCGGAGCTGCTAAAGCCCAGCCCGCCACTTTGCTCACGCTCCTTCCATAGCGCCCAGTTCTCCAACCGCTGCTTGACCCATTCGATTCTTGCCACTTCATTCCTTTGTTATCGCCGTACCCAGAGGGAGCACGCGCGTTGCAGCTCTTCTGATGCCGTTGCACTCACATCGGCGACACCCATCGCCACGGGCGCGTACTCGGCGACCGGACGATTCCTTGTGTCAACCTCGCGCTCGCGCACGATGAGCAACTTCCCCCGCCTTGCCAGCGATGCGACCGTCATGCGCGCGGCCTGGCCGGACACCCCCGCCTTGGCCGCCAACTCCGACAGCGTCGCCGCCTTCTCCGGCGTGTACAGCTCACGCGCCGCCGCCAATAGCGCCTGACTCACTTCACCCATCGGTCTCATGATTCCGACCTCCCGCGTCAATATGTTGTCGGCCATGTACATGGCAATAGTCACCTTGATGCGTAGACTCCCTCTCTTCTGAACCGGATTCGAGGGTTCTGTGCACAGGAGGCCCAAGCCCGCACGTCGTGCGAAGCGAGGGCTCCCTCTGCGTCAACCGTCTATCGATGGGCCGAGCAGCACGCCTTGAGCGGGTACGCTTTCAGGCCGGTCTCTACAACCCCATGTACCTGGGTCAACCCCGCGCTAGAGACTTCGGCGCGCTTGCGGTGTGGGGAAACATCCTCCCGCTTTAACCAGTGGCCGGACCGTGAGAATCGACGCTTGTGTCCACTGGCGAAATGTTCGGCTTCGCTATTCCACGGCTTCCTCCTGCTGGCGCACCTGCATCAGGTAACTGCACACCTTGAATAAGCCTTCGTGCGCGTGCACGTCGTTGGCGTCGTAGCCGAGCGTGCCGCTCATGCAGTAGGGAAGGCCTGTCTCGATGGCTGCGAGCTCGCCCGGGCCGCGCGGCTCGTAGGCAAGTCCCCTATCACGCTTCTCCCGCTCAGGCTTGGGGAGGTCGTCATGGTCGGCAAAGACGTAGCACCGCCCCCGCGTCAGCTTGCTTGCGACGTGCATCAGGTTGGTGGTGCTGAAACACACCAACACGGCGGCATTCAGGCGCATCTGTCGCGCAGCAGCTTCGATCGACAAGCCGGTGGCGTACCCCTCGCAGAAAATCGTCTCCGCCGCGCTCTTTGATCCCAGGCGTAGCACCGCGCCCTTGGCCCGCATGCCGGGCAGCATTTTCTTCTCCCACTTCAGCGCATCGCGGTTCCACACGATCACCTGCAGGCCCTGCAGCTCGTTGGTGAAGAGATTCCGCATCGGCACCAGCAGCGCGCCATTGAACTGCAGGCCTTCCACGTTGCTGGTGTAGAGACTGCGAATAGGCGAGCCATCCCCTAGCACCAGGCCTTTCGCGCCCGGAAGCCGCTTTCGAATCAAGTAGTCGTGCTCGGCGAGTTCGGTGGCGCCAAGGATGCCGGTGGCGCGCTCGGCGGCCTGGCGATAACCGCGCTCCTGACGTGCCCGCTGGGCGTCCTGCTTGGCCTTCCATGCGGCTTTTTCTTCCTCGGTCCATGGCGCCGCGTTCGGGTCTTCGAACCATTCCACCTTTGCCTTGCCGTCCCAGGCGTACACCCAACCGCGCCGTCCGTCCCAGAAATAGGCGCCGTTCGTGCTGCGGGGATGTTCAGTGGTCCCGCAGCGCTGGATCTTGTCCTTGGGATGCAGCTCGCCGACCTCGACGCCGTGGGCGCGGGCGAATAGGGTGAAGCTCATGCCGGAACCGCCTCCGCGACCTTCATGCGCCCATGGAAGTTCCGGATGTTTTCGTACTTGATACGGTTAGACACGCCCTCGGTGATCGGCACGTCGGGGGCGCTGTGGAAGGAATAGCTGTAGGGCGGCCAGTCGCCAGTCCACTCTTTGAACTTCATCTTGGCGAAGCCCTCCTTGCGCTGGATCGCCTTGGATTTGCGCGCATGGGTGCAAAGCTGGTCCCACAAGTGCCTCTTGCTGCTGGCCAGCTTGGACTTGCCCAGCACGACCTCCTGCATGGAGCCCGACTCGTGGACCAGCAGTGATTGGGGCGTGACCTCGTGGCCGCACGACATGCAACGCTGGCGAAACGGCTTGTAGCCGCAGCTGGGGCAGCCCCCGCGCTCCTCCTCGGGTTTCACGTCCTTGCGCACCTTCTTGTCCAGCGCCTCGCCCTGGTCCAATGACGCGAGCCCGTTGAAGTAGATGTCCGTGTAGTCCTCGGCAAAACGCGTAATGTTGCCGCTGTGGTCCATCAGCAAGAAATCCTGCTTCCCGGTGGTTGGCGACGAGCGCGCGCCGCGGCCCCACATCTGGATGGCGGTGGACAGGCTTTTGCGCAGCGGCCTGCAATCGACGACGCAGCCGACGTCGGCCACGTCGAACCCCTTGGCCAGCGCCTCGACGCTGATCAGCACGCGCACGATTGAGTCCGGCTTGCGGTACTCCTTAAGCAACTTGGGCCGCTCGTCCTCGTGGGTGTGCATCGTATAGGTGGCCGCCAGAACGCCTGCCTCGTTGAACTGACGGCATAGCTCTTCGCAATGGGCCACGGTGGCGCCGAATACGATCGTCTTGCGGCCTTCGGCGTGCTGCAGCCATTCGGACACCACGTCGCCAATGATCTCCATGCCGCGCTCCTCCACCGCGCTATCGGCCCACTCGCCGTCCTTCTTGAGCTTGGCCCCTTCCATGTTCGGGCGCCGGCAGGAAAGCACGCGCATGGGCACGAGCACACCGGACTCGGTGAGCTCATGCATCGTGGTGCTGCAAATCAGGTTCTGAAATATCTTGCCCAGGCCGCGGGCGAACGGTGTCGCACTCAGTCCGATGACGCGAATGTTCGGGTCCTCGGCGTACTTGATCCACGATTCGCGCTTGGTGTGCGCCTCATCCACAATGAGCACGTCGGTCTGCGGCCAGCCGCGGCTCTCCACGGTCTGGATGCTGGCGATCTGCAGGGGCTTTGCCCAGTCCTGCCGGTAGTGGTCGCTCTGGATGACGCCATGGTCGGTGAGCCCGTAGCTGTCCGCCACGGCGCTGGTCTGCTCGATCAGGGCCTTGCGGTCACACAGGAAGGTGACCCGGCGCCCTTGCTTGAGCCCCTTGGACGCGACGCGCAGGCCGAGATAGGTCTTGCCGGCGCCGGTGGGCGCCATCAACATCTGGTTCTTGTGACCGGCCCGGACGCCATCGGCGATCGACACCATCGCGGACCGCTGGAATGGCCGGGGCTCCGGGAACAGGAGCGCCTCCGAGGCGTCGTCTAGAAGGTTGTTCATGCCGCCGCCTCCGCCTTCTCGGCCTTTTCGGCCTTTTCGGCTCGGCTCTTCCAAGACGCGGCGGAACGCTTGAGTTCCGCGATCTGCGTCGTCATGCTGTCAATGCGCGCCTTGTAGCCGCGGGCCAGATCCCGCGACTTCTTCGCCTCACTGAGCGCCGCGGCCATCTTGTCATCCCCGCCCAGGATCTCTTCGAGGTGGCGCGCTTCTTCCCTGGCGGCGATGAGCTCCGCTGTCAAGGTGGCGACCTGGTCCTCCAGTTCCGCGATGCGGGCCGTCTTGGGGTCCGCTGCGGGTACTGCCGGTACTGTCGGCGCTGCAGGTGGCGCGGCCGGGCCCGGTGTGGGCGTCGGCTGTACGTCAGCGGGGCCGGTTTGGGCGGCAGATTGCTGGCCGACCACCTTTCCGCCGATGTTGCCCGTGCTCATGGTGTAGGTCTTGCCGCCCCGCTCGACCGTCCGTTTCACCGGTCCATCATCAATCGGATTGATGATGCGGCGCATGTCGCCCACGAAGTTGGCAGAGACGCGGCAAAGCTTCGCAATCGCCACGTCCGTCCAGCCCCCCCATTCCTCGTCCTTGAGGGCCTCTGTCACCGCGTTCCGCTTGTCCGCGTTGGTGCGTGGGATGCCGTGGTCGTGGTTGGCGCCCAGGCTGTAAGCTTTGGCATCACGCCTCGTGCCGGGGGTGATCTTCTCCAGAATGGTCTTGCGGCCGGCCGCCTTGGCTCCCCAGTAGCGGTGAAAGCCGTCGGCCAACCACCAGTCCTTGCCGTCGAAGAACACGATCACCGGCGGCATGTCAACCTCGTTGCGGTAATGCTCCGCGTACTCCGCAACCTTTTCGTCGTTGAGCTGCGCCCTCGATTGCGTGCCGCCGTCGATTCGAATCAGATCAAGGTCAAGCATGCTGGTCGTTCTCCGCGATGGACCGCAACTCACCCGGATTCCATGAGCATCCTTCGTACTCCAGGACCCACCTGACATGCTGCGTGGAACGGTGGCGGATGGTCCAGTAGACGAACCGCGCCATGTAGCCAGCCCGGTGTCGCGCTGTGCCTGCGCTACGCCGGAGTGCTCCTACAAAGCGTTGCAGCCTCGACTGACGCTCACAAATCTCTGGCTGAATGATGCGGTTTTGGGGCAGCTTGGACTCAGCCGTTTGAGCAAAAAAAATCATCGTCATCCCCTCGGCCGGAAGTCGGACAGGTGGACGACGCTGCCTTGCGCGGCATGGCGCTTGTAGTCGCCCATCAGCGACCGCTCTGTTGCGGCGGCCTCAGAAGCGGCGGCTGTGATCGCGGCACAAACCGGCGCGGCGTCGGACGGCTCCAGGATGGTGGCGTGCTCCTCGCCGTCCTCCCAACTCCGCAGCACGATCTGGCCGCACGGGTTGGCGTAGATGGCCAGCTTGCGACCGGGGAAGTCGATGATCAGCAGGCCCTCGGCGCGCGCATCGGCAACGCCGGGGACGAGGATGTTGTCTCGAACGCTCACGTATTGCTCCCGGCGAAGACCGTCTGCCCGGCGCCGCGACGGGCGACGCATGACCGAAAGGCGGGTAGCCCACCGTCCACGAGAATGGGGATTCCACTCAACCACCAACGAGGACGGGGGCACCCATGACTGTTTTGAACCGTGAGCTTCAGCACCAAATCTTGAGCAAGCTCGCCGAGATATATCCGGACGGTCTGTACGACCTGCACAAGGAGATGGAAGACGGCGCGGCAGAAGAGCCGAGCCGCCCTCTGTTGGCCACGGTTCAATACCTGGATTCGCACGAGCTCGTCTCGAGCGGCTACGTGCTTACCGAGCTGACTGGATTGGAGAGATGGGATAGCATGGGGCGCACCACCATCACCGCGAAAGGCTTGGACTTTCTGGCTGACGACGGCGGGCTGAGCGCGATCCTGGGAACGGTCACCGTGCGTATAGACGCGGCGCAGTTCACCGAGTTGCTGGCCAACAAAGTGGAGCAGTTGCCGAACATCAACCACGATGAGCGCTCCACGATTGCCAGTGAGCTCCGTAAGCTGCCGGCGAAGAGCGCTGAAAAAGTGATCGAAAAGCTGCTGGATTGGGCGGTGGATCATGCGGGGGACGCACTTCCGCTACTGCGTAGCCTGTTACCCCTGGCCTGACCGTAAGACGGCGCACGAGTCGGATGTAGCCCACCGGTGCGGCAGTTTCGTCCCGGCCATCCCCGGCAAGAGGTAGCCAAAGCTCCGGCTCGTCGGCGGCGAGTTCCACCACCAGGGCAAGCCGGGCATTTGCATCCAGGAGCACAGTGGAGATCAGGGCGATTGGGAAGACGGGGCGCTCGCTCATGCCCGCGCCTCCCGCGCCACAGCCCGTGCGATCAGGGTGTCGCCGGTGCGGATCACCTGGTCCTCCAGGTGGCGGGCCTGCAGGGCCATCATCCGGCGGGCGAGGAGCTGGCGCGCCTGGCCGTGGCGCCGCCACAAGGCCCGCGCCTCCTTGGCGTCGCGCATGGCGATTTCTGCCGCCCGGTGGTCATCCGCGGGAACCGCGAACGTAGAGCCGCGGGCGGTCACTGTGCCCCCGCGGCGCGCTGTTCGACTAGCTGGAGAACCAGCTTCTTGATCTCTGCTTCAGGCTTGCCCTGAATGCGCGCCTGCTGGACCGCCGCGATCTCACGCGCGACGAAAGCCACCGCTCGTTTCCCGATGGGGACGGGCGGAACTAGCAATCCCTCTTGAATGTTCCGGTAGTCCTTGGCCTTGCAGTTGCCGGTGTACGGCTTGAGGTTGCTGGGTCGGATGAATTGTTCGAGTTCCACTTAGTGCTCCACTCGTCTACTGACGGAATGGAGCGAAGCGTAGGCACTAGGGGTGTCCCCCTTCAAGTATCCCCCTGTCCACCAGTTAGGGGGAGGACACCTCGACTTCCTTGATCTCGCCAGCTTGGCGCAACCTGTCCCAGGCTTTGCCAAACGCATTGCGGGAAACAAACACTTCCCCCATTGAACTGACCGAGTCCCAGACGTCCGCCTTAATCCATTTCTGGCCTGGCTCGAATGGCGGGAGTGCTAGCGGATCTTTTCCTAGAGACTTAATGGTTTGCAAGATCGTCTCGTCTTGGGCTCGCCATCGAGCTTTTGGTGTGGTCGGCGGCGGTGACTGCTGCGCAGCCAACGAAACGCCCTCCAAATATGCGCGCACTGCGCGATTCACGGCGAACCCCTTCGCGTCGGCCCAGCGCAAGTAGTAGGCGAAATCCGCCCGTTCAGGATGGTTCCCCGACTTAAGAATGTCGCGCATCTCGCGCACGAGACCGGCAAGCTCTCTCGCATAGTTGTCAACCGCAGGGTGCGTGACTTTATATACAGCCCCATCCATCTGGACCTGAAGCAGCTCGCCTATCGGGCCGCAGCCTTCGACAAGTACGATCCCATTTAGGAACTGCAAGCTGCGTCCCCACTCCAGAAAGGCAAGGTTGCCCTCATGCAAACTCGCTCCGTCTGGATCGATACCGAGCAAAATTAGGATGGCTTGATTGTGGGACCAAGTGTCATAGCGAAGCCAATGGTTTAGCCGTTGCGTGAGTGCGTCTGGACGCGTCTCCGGTCCAAACTTCTCAAGATTCCATTCGTGGATTTCATCCTTCGGCGGTGTCACTTCCGTCGACCTTCCTTCCTTCGGAGGCCAAACGTTCAGTTTCTCCGCTCGCGCAATCCACTCTGGGCGCGTGAAAGCCTGTGACACCCAATCCAAGAACGCGACAATCTCAATGCCATCATCAGCCTCCCCGGATTCTCGCCAAGCGTCCTCGAGTCTTTTGCCCCAGAAGCGAATTCTCTCCGATTGGGAGTCGGGAGACCATTCGGTCACCAGTCGATTATTCGCCCACCGATACGCTTTGTAGTCTGGGGAAGGCTCAGTCACCAATTGATTGTTCAACCACCGCAATGGGGTGCGCGCCGGGGCCAAGCCTAGCGCGACTTGCACTGCACTCTTCAACGGCAAAATGCGATCAATGTGGTGAAACTCGTACCACTCGCCTTGTATGAGTGGAAATGCTGGATCCGCGTGCGATGCCTCGGCCAAGTTTGAGGAAGGCTCGGAGGGCGCAGGCGGGGCAGGCGTTGCCTCAAGCAGCCCGGCAACACCTTCGCAATCGAGCCAATGTGGTCGCTCAAAGGTCACCTCGACCCACTTCAAAAATGCCCGAAAGTCAATCCCATCGTCCGAACCTCCAGCCGCTTTCCATTGCGCCTTCAGGTCTTCCATGAAACCCCATATCTCATCAGGATCGTTGCCCCCGCTCTTGAGGTAGGGACCATCGAACCACATGACCTTGGACAGGCCCTCCCAAATCTCGGGAAGCATGCCGACGACGAGGAAAGCCGCCACTTCGAGATCCACCGTTCGGAGTCTTAGATAGTGCTCAACACGGTCTCCGCAGAACCAATCTTCGACTCGCCCGTCCCAAGGCTGCTTGCGCTTTGGAATTTGCATTGCTGTGTCCCTCACACCCCCTGAAGAAGGTTGCCAGCCCAGCCCGTCAGGGAACGGGGTTTCGGGAATCAGCCTAGGGCTGGCGTTCGGATTATCCAACTTCACTGCCCCTCTTCCACCGGCACCGGCCTGCCAAGCACTTCCTCGTCGCTCACGCCGCATTCGTCGTCGTCAAGCGGTTCGAGCTCACGGTCATCACAGACGATGGTGCGGTGCGCTGGCGCCTCGCGTCCATCGAGATAGACGCTCCGCAGCGGCTGGCCCAACGACGTGATGACCCACGGGCGCTGCTGCCTGGGCCACATCGCGCCGGCGACTTTGTCCGGGTAGAAGTACGGCTTCACCACCAACACGATAGCGCCGCGGTTGGCGCCACCGCCGATGATGCGGGCGCGCTGCCCGGGCTTGCAGCGGCGGCTCATGACGGGCTCCCTTCGAGCAACGCCGGATTGCGCTTTGTGAGCATGGAAAGTTTCATCTGGAAGGATCCATCGAGATCGGCGATTTCCTTCTGGTACTTCAGAAGAATCTGCTGCTGTCGCTCGACATCGAAGGTGACTTCCGCGTTCACGATGGCGTCAACGACCTCGTCCAGACTCATGAGGATGTTTGAGACAGATTCCTCGGTGAGCGAGTACCCATGGAAGTCCGACGGCTCCGCCGTGATGTACACGCGGAACATGCTGCGCACGTGTTCAACGCAGTCCCACAGAAAGTCTTCCGCGTTCTTCGGCACGTGGTCGAGATGCACCTGTGCGCGAATCAGCTTCTTGGTGCGCTCATCCTCTCCCGCCCTTTCGCGTCGAACTTCCTGAGGAATATCGATCCTCACCCTGTACGTGCCCCAGGTTGTGCAATGGCGCGTGATGTTCAGCGGGTAGCCGCGGCTGTCCGTCGCCCGCGCCCAGCGCTCCTTGCCACCTGGCTCGCCGGGCCAAGGGCCTGGAAGGCAAATGCCCATGGTCAACAGCTGCTCCTTGGTGCCGTGCCAGTCTTCGCTGTATTCGCTCTTGTAGTCGCACACCGGTTGCGCCGCAGCGAACGTTGCCCGGCGCGTTCTGGCCTCTTCAATGGCCTCGCCCAAGGCTTGGGCGTGCTTGCCGAATGCGTTTTTCACCGCGCCGCGAACCGACTCGCGGCGTGCCTGGGCGTCCTCCTGGAGCGCTTCGGCCTCATCCACCGTCAGATAGAAAAGCATTGAACCGCCGGTCCAATGCACCGCCTTTTCGCGGCACATGGCCGGGAAAACTGACCGGTCGATGTAATCGCGCTCGACGGTGAATGACAGCCACACGAGCACCGCGTCGAGGTCCGGTTTGGAGTCGCCCCGCTCCTGGGGGTTTCGTTCGGTCTGGCTCATTGCAGACCTCCATTGACCGTTTTATAGACGTCGAGGACCAGGCCGAAAACAGTGAATCGCGACACCATCGACGGCGTGGCGCGAACCCACTGCTGGCCGTCGCGGGGTGTCTCCTCGCAGATGTAGAGGCCCGAGGGCATTTTCTGGAAGCGCCGTGCGCCGAACCATCGCCGCGAGTACGGCGCCTCACCTGGACGTGCGTCATCCATGGCCAGCAGGTACAAGCCGTCACCCTCGATGCCGCGCCGGTCGAAGTCGACGCGCAGCACGTCGCCCGCATTGATCACGGGCCAGTACAGCGTGGCATGAATCTGCAGCATCGCGATCCCGCTCATGTGCGCGAGCTGCTCGGGGATGGTGAGGGATTCCACAGGGGAAGCGGCCGGCAGCGGGCCGCGCAACATGACGGCGTTCGGGATGGCCAGCGCGTTCATTGCCCACCTCCCTGCGTCGTGTGGTGGGCAACGCTGTGCTTGACCGTTTCTTGCGCTTCGAGGGAGAGGCGTTCGAAGATGGCATGGGTGCGCAGCACCTGGGCCTCGACCGACACGGTGCGGCCGGTGTCGTCCTGGATCTCGAAAACCTCATTTCCCTCGGACGGGTAAGACGTGCCTGCGTGCCACAGCTTGCCGACGAGGGTGTCCAGCAGGGCCGGGTCGCTCGCGCCGCCACCGGTGTGCCTGACATCCACCTGGACGATGTGGGCGGTGGGGAAGCGCTCCTTGAGCAGGTCCAGCCGTTCCCGGGCCTCCTGCAGCGACTCGCTTCTGATCTCCAGCCGAACAAAGCGGGAGTTCGGACGCGGGTCCCAGATTTCATAGCGGGTGTGCGAGCCCTCGCCGGAGGCGAGGTCCAGGGCTTCGCGCAACATGGCGCGTTGCAGCCGGTAGTCCTCGGCCGATGCGCGCAGCTGCCCACCGTCTTCCAGCCGATCGACTGCCCACTGCGGCAAGGGCTCGCGCGGCTCGGGGTAGATGTGCGCCGCGTTGCGGTGCGTCTCTAGGGTGCTCTCTATGAGGGAGAGCCAGCGCCGGGCCTGTTCGTCGAGCCGCTTGAACAGCTCAACAGTAGTCACCGGATCGGTGTGTGGAAAGTCACTGGCGCCGGCGGCGCCTTCGGGGATAATTTCGGTAGCCATAGTGTGCGGGTCCTGTTAGGTTTGTGCACTGTGGTCAGGTCGGGCTTGCTGTTAGCGCAGCTTGCCCGGCCGCTTCTATCTTTCAGGTGGCGCTGGTTGCGCTTCCTCCTTTCTCACTGCGATGGTATTTGCATGTCGAAGACATCTGGTTCGAAGGCAACGCGATTGCCTAAGCGAAAAAAGGTGCCGGTTAAGCGACGGATGACCCCGGAACTCGGCGAGATAATCACGCTGCTGTATCCTGACTCGACAGCCAAGGCGCTTGCTGAAGTGTTGGGTACGACAGAGAAGTCCGTGCACAAGTACGCCGCACGCCGGCAGATCCGGAAATTGCCGGGCCTTCGTAGCAGGCCATTCGGGGCGGAGCGTGTCACCCAGGGTGACTATCTGGTTCGCAAATGCACAGATGATCCGGACTTCAACAAGAGATTTCTGTACGCGCATGTGCTGGCTTGGGAGAAGCACCACCGCCGGACGAAGCCGACAGGCCACGTCATCGTCATTCTCGACGGCGACAAGCGCAACTTCGAGCCGGACAACCTTTACTGCCTGCCCAAGTCGCAATTGCTGGCTTGGATGCGCTTCATATCCGCACCCGTGGAAGTTCACATCGATAGACTTTGGAGAAAAGTAATGGCTTTGGATACCAGTGAAGCCGTCAAGACGAAGCTTCTGGAACAGTTGGAGAAACTGGTAGATCCGGACAAGCCTGTAGACATCCATCGCCAACGAGCCGTCTGCGAGACGGTGCAGACGCTGGTCAATTTGCTGAAGGTGGAGGTCGACTATCTTCGCGCGATCGAAGGCG